CCTCTGGTGAAACAGGAGGACGAGGGGCTTCTCTCATCTTTCGTTTAGTCTCTTCGGTATGGCCAACTCCACGAATAGCATTATTAGCAATCAGCTTGGCCCTAGTTTTCTCAGTAGGTTTTCCGCCTTCACCGCCAGTGGTAAGGTTGTATCCAACGTCAGGGTTGCTTGAGTCGTTGCTTGCAATGGACCGTATTTCCATTTCATCCAACTCGGTCTGAGAATGACCACGATGTAATTCAACTACATCAAACTGATCCTCACCGTAGAGCCTTATAGCTGCGTGAAGATGGTAGCCTCTCCCATTGCGTGCTGTTGATAAATGGCGTCTCCATCTAGTGAAAACCTTGCTAATTGACTGACCTACGTAGATCTTCCCATTGATCCTGTTACGGACCAAGTAGACATAACCATAAATATCCAAGTGCTCTCCTATGAAGGAGGCACGAGGCTACTCCTGTTCAGTTTCAGCCAGTAAAGCATCGGCCATTTTCTTGGACTTAGCGTTTGCTTCGTCTCTGTTTACTGCGTAGATCAAGCTAGTGGCGACCTTCTTAAGTTCTTCGTCACAGATAGCCTCAATGTTTTCTTCAGACCACTTCTTGCAGCGATGCTCAATCTTTATAAGGAGTTCATCAACAGCCTTGTCACACTCAGTGTGCTCACCCTTCAAGTCCTGATAAGCTACTCTTGCAAGAGCATCCACTGTGGGCCACAAGCATCTATAAACAGCTTTGTGATCACGCACGCTAGTCTTAATCAAGCGAGTTGCACCGTCTTTGAACAGGCCACGATAGTTCTGTCCCAATCGCTTGGGTAAACTATTTGTCTCTTGTTCCAAAGCAAGTTCAGTGTCAGGCTTGTCATTGACAGGTGGGTTAGAATTTGCAAGCTCAAGAGTCTGCATATTCAACTGAATGTAGTGAGCATCACCAACAGGGCCAATGGAGTTCAGGCCAACTGTTGCACGAGCTTCATTCACACTCATCACACCGTTCTGAATTGACGACTGGTTAGATACAACCAAACTTGCAGAGTCAGGATGCAGAAACTTGAACATGTCAAACTGAACGCTGTATCTGCCTGCACTTCTGCCCTTGTTGTTGAATAGCTTGTTTGTGTAAGCCATCTCCCAACGGGTCATTCGCGGACGTAAGCACAAGTTGTACAAGTCTTGATTCTGCTGTTCTACGTTTGCCTTTACACTTTTTGACAGGAGCCCTACAACGTAACCAGGCACACCGAAGATGGAAGCAATATCCTCAGCGGTAGCATTGCTGCTCTCAAGGTATTGTGCATCGTTCTGTGCAATCGTTATTGGTGTGAATGTCGTGCCTTGGTCAAGGATGTTGATGCGATGTTGGTTGCCAGAAAGCTGCTGGTCTTCCCAATCTTTACGCATCTTTGGCTTATCTTCAGGCTTGACCTTTAGATTTGCAGGCATCGTGAGAATACCGGACGGCGTGGCATTGTTGGCAAAGAAACGAGCACCAAACTTATCCATCGCAATGCGTTTACCAAAGGTCTGCGAGTGATGATGAATGGCACTCATGCCAACCCAACCGTCACGAGTCATGTCCATCAAATGGATCATGTTCTCGCAAGGTATCCATCTGTCCTCACCACCTGCACTGTCTGTCGTCTTATACCAAAGCTTCTGACCAACGATGCTGGTTGCGTCAGGTCTCCAGTGAGGTACGGTCAGATATGAGGATCTATGCCATAAAGCAACCGCACGGGCTCCCTTGTCTCTTTGGATCTCAATGTATCCATTGCCTGTAAGCAGTGTAGAAAGCTCTACTGCTGTACGAAATGCAATAGCATCCTGATATGGATTTGGCTTGCTGTTGACTAGATCAAAATAGTCATGACTTGCAGCTAAATTTCTATTACCACTACCATCAAACTCATACATGTTAAACGGGTTGGTAGCAACCTGTTTAGCAATAAGACTCACACAAGCCCAGACTGTTGCAATCTGCAAACTCGTGTGTTCATTTACAACTTCACCACTATCACTTCTGTGCTGGTTGCCAAGGCTTTCAAGAAACGCATTTACTGTCATTTCGTTATTGATGGCACCGGGAACATCCAGCGGGTTGCCACGGAAAAACCTATCTAGGAAGCCCAATTGTTTACCTTCCTTCTGAAAGTTCTCCGCTGCTCAATACAGATGGCATTGGGATTCCTAAGTCTGCACGTATGCAGAAAGTTAATTGACGTTCAATGTACGGTCAGTCTTTGCTTGGAGGCTTTTGCTTTCGTGCGGAATACATCGCCATTAGCACGGCAACTATCACAGAAACAAACCCAAGAAATATTAAAGCGGCTGGCCAATAAATGATGGCTATTCCTGATGTGATCAGTAGTATGCCAACGATGAATATTGCTTCTTTCAAAATATCCTCTTATTAAAACCCGTCGTACTTGTAGTACTCTGTGTTCTCTTCACCAAGTGCAGCCTTCACACGAACAAGTGTGTTGAGTAGTGCGGAAACACCGTCTATTTTGTTCTCTGGACGTTCCTTACGAGGGAAATCATTCTCATTGGCATCTTCACGAGAGACAACATTAGATACACACCAAGTCATCACAGGATTTCCGTTATGATGAACGCGGCCAGAACGAATCATGGCTTGCAGTGTCTTCATGGGAATATTCAGAGTGGTGGCGTTCTGGGGAATTTCAACTCCAGTTACACCGGTCTCATCAGTGATTTCCTGCTTCATGTACGTAGCTTGTGCTTTGTCATACGTAAGCTCTTTGACATCAAACTCAGCACAATCAGCAACGATGTTGTTGCGAATGTAAGCAAGGTAGATCTCATCGCCAGGTGTTGAAATCAGATGCTTATCATGAACCCACTTTTGATAGTGTTGGTTAATAGGCATGGCAACTGTAGCTTCTGGGATGTAGAACTTAGAGAAAATGTAGTAGTGAGTATCAGACACAAGTGTAATAGGGTCTTCAATACTCTTCTGAAACAAAGTAACATCGGCAGCAAGGTCTATCTGGGACGCAAGATCCAACCCCTTGACACAAGGCTCACCTTTGAAATCTTCTAGACACAAAGCTATGTCAGCACACTTATTCCATGCGTCAACATTGAAGAAACCATTACGTGCGAAGCACCAGATATTAAGCTTCTTGGTCTTAACTAAGTTCTGCTTCTCTGTTGCAACTACAGCTTCGGCAATCTCTTCAAGTGTGTCCTCTACGTTTACAGACACTCCCCAGTTGGGGTTGGCCATTCGGACAGCTTCTGCTGATGTCCAATCCATTGAAGGTCGGTCAACATCCAGCCCTAACGAGGTCAACCTGTGCTTGCGACTGTTGCAAGTATTCGAGTGCTCGTTGTACACCTTCGATAGAATCTCCAAGAAAGCCGATTGCAGCATTGCATTGCTTGCAGAGCAGTCCTCGAATAACATTTGTGCTGTGGCAGTGATCCACGCAGAGGCTGTCTGATGGTGTTCTACAGATCCAGCACTTTCCATCTTGCTCAGCACACATGCGGTCATACTGCGCTCTAGTGACCCCATATCGAGATTTTCTAGAAGCGTCAATTTTATACCGCTTATATTCGGGTTTGTTTGCTGCGAACCTAGCCCTAGTTGCTTTGACTTTATCGGGGTTGTTTTTGTTCCAGATGGCACGCTTTTTGATTGAGCGTTTCTTTCTCTCTGGATCTCTATCAAGGAGCCACTGTTCGTAGCAACTTCCGCACAACTGTCTATTTCTTGCGAGTCTATCTGGGTGGTTGATACAAGGTTGCGTGCTTGTCGCTCTTTTCCATGCTGTATAGCAACCTGAACACATTTCTCTTCCCACAGCTTTTTTATCAGGGTGTTTGGCGCACGTCCGCATGAACAATCCTTTTGAATTAGGCCAATGCCTGGTAGGGGATTAATAGACTGTACAAAGGCTTCGGAATCTACGGTATAAATAAGAGCGAATCGGGTGGGATTGTCTGTTATGCCCTCAAGCATCTTCTCCATGTCTTTCTGGAGCAAGTAGCAGGGGCCAGATGTGTTGAAGCCAGCAGTGGTGATGACGAATGCAATTGGCTGCTCACGAGCGCCCATGCCTGATGTCATCGTGTCATACAGACGGGAATCATCGTGCTCGTGATATTCGTCAACCAACGCGCATGATGGGTTTCCACCATCTCCAGGGTTGCCAATCAAACGAGTGAACTTGGAGTTGGTCTTCAGAACGGTGATGCTGTCTGCGTTGACTACGACTCCATACTTCCTGCAAATAGCAGGGGACATCTCCAGCATCTTCTTAGCTGGATTGAATACGAATGCAGCCTGCTCACGAGATGTGGCACCAGAATAAATCTGTGCGCCAAACTCGTTGTCTAAGATCAGGCAGTAGATTCCAACTACCGCTGCAAACGTAGATTTTGCATTCTTACGTGGGACGCAGCAATACACACGTTTGAAGCGGCGATAACCGTCAGCCTTCTTCACCCAACCGAACAACGAGCAGCCAAAGAAAGCCTGCCATGGTTCCATCACAAGAAGCTCACCACGCGCTGCCCACTTACCTTCAACGTGAGGCATCATTTCAAAAAACGTGCAGAACTTCTGAGCCTTCTTGTGGTCAAAGGTATATGGGTAATCAGGACTCTTGGACTTTTCAAGATCATCAAGATGGCGTTTGCAAGCAAGGATTAGCCACTTGTTTGCAAGTATATTTCCATCTACAACGTCACGAGCATATTGGGTCGCAGCCTCAGGATGAGTGAGACCGTTAAGTAATCGCGCCAAACTTCACCCTTTCGTCCTGCCTTAGATAGAGACCACCTCCCTCTAACTTGTTGCCGTTACTTAATCGTCTAGTTCACTGAGAGGGTCATCAATGACTGCTTTGGTGGTCGGTGGTACGGAATTGAATCTCATGCGACCAGCTGGTGACAACCCAAGCTTCTCCATGAGATTGGACAAGCTGATGTGCTCACTAGTTTTCTCCATGAGGCCGGCACGCATCTTGATTGTCAGGCGAACTGCTACCTCAACGCTGATCATGTCACAGGTGCCAAGCAATCCATCAGGGGCTCCAGATACAATCTCTCTCCAAACTTTTTGCTGTTCTTCAGTGAGATGTTTCGGTGCTCTCTTAATTGGTGCCTTGATTTCTGGTGGAGGTGTTCGATCTCTGAAGCGTTGAGGATCGTGTGCCATTGAGCCATTCGCTTCAAGTTCGGCTAGGCTTTTCCTTAGGGCAGGCATCTACTGGTTTCCTTCCAAAAGCTCCCTCGGTCTGAGTCTTGAGGTCATGATGCAACTTGCACAGTGACTGGAGATTATCTATATCCAATCTCAGTTCAGGATGAGTGGCTATAGGCTTGATGTGGTCAACATCTCTCGCAGCTGTAGGTCTGTCTTGCTTAAGACATTCTTGACATAAGTAAGAATCTCTTCGTAGAGCTACCAAACGTAACTTGGCCCACTTTCCGTCATAACCTCTGGCACTGCTGCTGCCTCTCAGTTGGTCATAGGAGCGACTAACAAACTTATTCTTAGTGTGAGCTTCACACCATCGCTCTGAGACCAACGCTGGGCAACCAGGAACGCTACAGGGCTTCTTGCTTCTTAATGGCATACCAAGAAATCCTTTAGGAACGTTTTATCGCCCTTTACAGTGATTGGTACGCGACCAGACATGTGCAAATACTCATATGCTCTCAATCGGTGGTGACCATCACTCAGGTGTGGTCCAAGCGGGGTTATTCTCACACGGAGCGGTTTGAACCTGACTCCAGTGCTTATCATGGCCACTATGCTTGCTATACGATTGGCGCGATGTGTCTTGATGCTATGTGGCACGCTTGGGTCGTCAAACTTTAGATCAGCTAACGAATCCGTTATGGACTCATTGGTTACCCAGTGATGACAGCAGCGAAGGTTGGGATACTTTTCACGCAAGGAATCCCAGTCAACGATCAAGACAGTTGACATGGGCGTTTCCTCGTTTGATTTTATTTTCTACACAGAATGCCCTGGACTTGGAAAATCACGGCTAATGTTTAGGTAATCTATAAAGCCTTCTGCCTTCGCTGTGATCCACTCATCAAGGAGTTGTCGCATAGCTGTTGGCCTACCAAGTGCGTTGTAGTAGCGGTAGCTGAGCAAGTTGTTGTTGCCAGATTGCTCTTGGCCTTCCCAACGTCTATCTCTCCAAGCAGCCATATCAACTCGTCCACCAAATCCAAGCATCGGATGCCAGAGGTGAAATACGCGACCAGGTAGAGTCTTGTGGGGTGTGAACAGAGTGTCAGCAGCTTTCATCGCTGCTACATCTTCACCGCCCCATCCACGGAAGCGTTCGTCCCATCCACCAACAATGGTGTGAGCCTCGCGTGGCACAATCTGGATAAGTGCACCGTAGCGATGAGCAATCTTGTGATTGGCATCATCTAGATTGAGATAGTCTCTTGAATCTAGTTCGTTTGGGAATACATGTGGTTCGTGTATATCACTCCTAAGCAAACGCTTTGTAGCATCATTCGAGAGACGATAGAAGTTTCGATAGGGTACAAACCAGAGACGATGACCAAGCTTCCTTGCAGTACGAATCTCGGCAGCACAGTGACGCACAGACTCAGCGGTTAGATAGCCATCAGCATCAACTATTACAAGCACGTCACCTTTGGATTTAGCCACACCAGCATTGACTGCAACAGACTTGCTGAACGCTCTATGCGTATCAGGATCTTCACCAATGATGACTTCTGCACTTGGTAGGTGTGTTCTCCAATACTGCTTCAGCCATTCTATGTTACGAACTCTCTCATCTGGAACACTGGGCGCACGGAAAGGTATGATGATGCTAATGCCGTGACCGCTGCGAATACGACGCTCACGACGGACAAAGCCCCGCGCCGTCATTTGATCACCGCTGATGCTAACTCGCGGTAGGCATCATATATCGCGTACTTAACATCTTCCACAATCCCACGATTAGCTTCCTGCATCTTGCCTGCCTCAAACTTCATCTGAATGCTTGCGCTATAGTCGCGGAACTTAAAATCACCCCCGTCTCTGTCCATCTTGCTTGTGTATTCAACACGACGAGGAATACCGAACGCATCGGCAACAATCATGCCATGCAAAGAAGAAGTAACAACACGACGACAAGATCCAATCTCACGTAGCACGGTAAGTGGGTCGTTGCTAGGATTGATTACACGAAGGCTGGTATTCTTTGGCATCAGAGCGCGGAACTTGGGCTCCAGTTCGGCGTCTGTAAAATGCGGAATGATTCCTAAATCCAACTTCTTCTCCTGTGGACCAACAAGTTCGTCGGCCAGGATTCCTGGATCACCAAGAGCATATGTACCGGGTACATATTTCGCTGTCAGTGGACCACGTAGCGCGAGAATCTTTGCTGTGATTCCAGTCTTCATTCCATGCAAGTGCAGATGGGAAGTTTCTCTGAGCATTCCTGATCCCAAAATGAATCCATCCCAGAGAGGTGGTATGTGTTCTAATATCGAACCCACCGAAGCAATCTTTGCGTGAGATATCGAAGCCCATTCAACTTTTAGATATGCGAAACGTTCTAGGATAAGAGGTGCTAAGAGGTCACCAAAATTGGGAACCTCTTGCCACCAGTAAGCTTTGGTTGTTGTGGTCCTATTCATAGATAACTAAGTGAAAGAGTAAGATCGCAGGGAGGCGCTGATACTTGGGGCATGGGACTCCATGAAACTAGGAGGTTTATACTTAAACTTAGGGATTTATATACTTGACTCCCTTGGATCAATTGGGCGCAGGATACGCAGATAGCGATCACCACCCCTTTCACGATAACGGGGCAATTGACAACCATGGACACGGGGATTGGCAAAATGTCCGAGATCTTAGACGCGGTTCCCGTAGGAACTGGTGTGTCCGTATGGCACAGTATTGCGTTGCTGCCTATGTCAGTAGAAGCCAGCGAAATAAAGCGGGTATCTGACTTTGAGAAACGAGGAGGAATTGTAGTAACTGACCCTAAGGCAGGAGGGTTCCAACAGACAATGGGCAAGCCAGTCCCACCAGCCAAGGCGACAGAAGTTCCTCCTACCTCAAGCCCGAAGCAATAGAAATGGTAATTATCCCTCAGAGCGAGGCGTGTAGGAGGAAACGTATTTATTGCCGAGTGTTGGTCTAAGATCGACTACATGACTAACATGAATGTTGAAGTGACTCCTAGTTGCGGCAAGTGCGGCAGCAATGATCTCGTCATTCCAGACGACATGACAGATGCAAGTGTCATCACCTGCAATACCTGTGGAGCGGAAAATGGGACGAAGGGAGAGCTTATCGCAGCCTCCGAACGCCTCGTCGCACAATCGTTCACAGAAGACCTTCAAACCGCTCTCACCGAAGCCTTTGACGGTAGTAATGGTGTCAAGTTCACGAAGTCTGGCGATTAGAGGGTCTAAATCGCTCTTGATAACAAATGGGCCAATCATCTAGGGGGTCACTCTTTTCAATTTTTAAGGGAAAGTATGTGGCAAGGGAGTCAAGTATATAAATCCCAAAGCGTGAGTCTCTCACTGCCATAACGTCTTTAGGCCATGATAAATAGCCACTTATGTCGATACGGCGAAAGTTGGAGAAGGCCGCATGAAGATGAATTCGCGACTTTTCTATTTCCAGGTTCTTGTAGTGGGTCCACGTTCTATTCTCCGGTATTAGCAACGTGATTTCAGCGGAATATCATGCCCGTGAACGCTAACTCATGAGAATATTGGCCATGCGCCTGATTTGTGCGGTATGCTTCTTCGCTTTTGTAGCGCCCGTTTCTTTGTCGCTGCAAGCGCAAAGCATGCCTCCGATCACACCTCCGAGATTGATCAGCATGCCGAAGCCGGATTGCAGGTCGGGGAAGGCTTGTCACGGAAACCATGGTCAAGTTCGGCTGGTCCTCGATGTTTTAGAGGACGGCAAAGTTGGCGACATCAGGGTTGAGCTCGGTAAGGCAACACTAGCTGACGCGGCGGCCGAAGTAGCTCAACAAGCCGAATTCGTACCAGGCTCGTTCCTCGGAAAGCCGCAAAGTATGAACTTCGTGCTGAATCTCAGCTTTTAGCGACATTTCCAGGAGATTCAGCAGTTGGAGCTAAGCAGGGAATTGTGCATCCTCCTACCCCGCTGGGCTGGTCGAAGGGTGATGACAAGATGTCGCAACTTCTTACCTGCCCTTGCCGGCTCAAGGGGCATAAAATTCCACGCTGGATCGCTATCTTTACCGAATTTGAGTCATCCAACTTGTATCGCCTTGGGAGTATCATTGCAAAGTGCCGAAATATTCGATCGTCGTACCCTTCCATAACGAAGAAGAGAACGTAACCACCCTCTATGACCGCCTCAAGGCTGTAATGGAGCAGGTCGGTGACACCTTCGAGTTGGTATTTGTCGACGACGGCTCCCGCGATCGAACCTACCGGCTCCTCGAGGAGATTGCTGCAGTAGACAGTCGTGTCCTCGTCATAAAGCTCCGGCGCAACTTCGGTCAGACCTCCGCCCTTGCCGCAGGCTTCGATCACGCTCAGGGAGACTTCATCCTGGCGATGGACGGTGACCTCCAGCACGATCCCGAGGAGATTCCCAACTTCCTGGCAAAGCTGGA